GTCAGCTCGGTGTTGTTAAAGGTGGAGACATTCAGCAGCTACAGGTAAACCCTGGCTATAAGACAGATACAGCATTAGATCGCCTTGAGCGACAAGAGCGTTTAGAAGGCGCCATCCCAGCAGAGTTCGGTGGCGAATCGGGCAGTAACATTCGTACAGGTCGACGTGGTGATGCTGTACTTTCGGCAACTGTTGACTATCGCGTACAAGAAGCACAGTCAATCTTTGAGTCATCAATGATTCAGGAAGACAAAATTGCTATTGCTATTGAGCGAGCATACTGGGGCGCTTTCCAAAAGTCGTTCTATATTCCAGGTCGCGCAGCAGCAGGAATGGCTATCTATGTTCCGAATCAACTTTGGAATAACGACTTCCACTATGTAACTTATTCAGCTGCGGGTTCAGATGTAAACGGATTGATTGTTGGTCTTGGACAGCGACTTGGTACTGGATTGATGAGCAAAGAATCTGCACGAGAAGCAGACCCATTGATTTCAGACCCCGACCTAGAACATGATAGAATCGTTGCAGAAGGTGTTGAGTCAGCGTTACTTAGCTCTATTCAACAACAAGCGGTAGATCCAAACGGTCCATACCAACCAGAGGATCTAGCTTATTTAACCCGTTTGGTGATTGAGCAGAACGTAACTCTGTACGAAGCTGTTAAGCGCACAGATCAACGTGCACGAGACAGGCAAGCAGCAATGGTGCCTCCTGGTTCTCCAGAGGCTATGCCAGGGTTAGCTATGCCAGGCATGGGTGCAGAAGCGCCAATGCAGCCACCTCCTGGACCACAAGGATTAGACGGACTACTAGCACAACTCGGAGGCTGAGATGGCAATACGGACAGACCTACAGAATAAAGCAAACGTTATTGGTAGCACCATGACTCCAAAGGTTGGACCAAGCAATCAATACGGCGAAGTAAAAAAACTTATGGATGGGCTTAAACAAGTTCCGTCTGGACCTGCTGCTGGTGATCGTACTGTGACCGCACAGCAACCAAGAGAAAAAGTTAACTTGCTTGCAATGACTAATCGCCCCAATGAACCTATTACTGCTGGCGCAGCATTTGGTCCAGGTATGGGTCCAGTACAAGCTGGTATTCCAATACCAAACCCACTTAATGATGCGGTGATGGAATTGCGCAACATTGCACGTTTTGATACGTCTAGTGGATTGGGTGATTTAATTGACAAGTACGAGACAAGTTAATGTCTTGGCAAAGGAACTTAGATAGACAAAGCAAATCAGTTTTATTGCAGGAAACTGCAATGCAACAAGAAGCTTCGTCTCGAAAACCAGTTGTTGACCCGTTAGTAACAGAACGTATTTCTTACATCAACAATAGAGCACCTTGGATTCCAGCCAATACTCAACTTTCGTTAGCCAAGAATTATGCAAGCGATGGAGCTGTAGATAAAGCAGCAGAACTTTATGCGCGCAACTTAAGCGATAACCCAGTTTCGGCAGGTTTTTTAACAGGCAAAGCTCAAGAGTATCTTCTTAGCGACAAAGTAAATACCGCTGTAAAAAGAGTAGCTGAAGGCAAATCTGTTGATAAAAGTTTTTTTGAAGAAGAGTTGGATCCACGCAATCTAGGCCCAAACCTTTATGGAGGTCTTAAATCTGCATCTAGGGTTGTTAGTGCTATTAGTTCTGCTGCTCCAGAACTATTACAAAACGTTTTTTCTCTTAGTACCCTTGGCACGGAAGAAGGAAGAAAAAGAAGTTATTCGGTTAAGGATGCCTTAGAGTCTTTTAGTTTGTTTCAGTTATTAAATAACTGGGATAACCAAGGCGAGGGCTTTTTTATTTCAGAAGAACTAATGGCTCAGCAATCAGAAGCTGCGCGTAGAACACGTGGCATGGTAAACGGTTCTGCTTACACTATTGGTAGAGGTGTTGCCTCGCTTACTCACTTACCAGAAAATAGTATTTGGTATACAGGAGTTTCTGGTTTTCTCGATGTAATAACGCAACTGGTTGTCCCAGATCCAACAAAGTATTTAGTAAAGGGTGGCAAGGTTTTATCTCTTGCAAGCAGAAACCTACCTGAAATTTTAGGTTCTGGTAGCACCGCAAGAGAGATTGTTGATTTTGCTAGAGGGGTTGTTCCTTCAATAACTAAAGCAGACGCCAAAGCATATAGAGACGCATTAGCTTCTAGTGCTGGTCTAAGCAAATCACTTACTGGTTTGTCTCTTGATGTTCAAAAATGGGATAGGTTTATGAGCACCAATAAGCAAGCAGTAAAAGCTGTTAATGAAATTGCTGAGGAGTCAGACGAACTTGCAATCGCGGAAAGATTTGATTGGAAATTAAGTCCAGAACAAATTCAACGTTTAGCAAAAGCCAATACAGCTGACAAAGTTAAAGAAGAATTAGTTGGATCGTATGCAATGGGTGCAAGCACTTTAAGTACAAGCATCCAGGATATTCAGACAGGGTTTCTTCACAACCCAGTTAAGTGGACAGTAGAGAGAACTATGGGTGGTTCCAGATTGCTAAGCCAAATGCCTGGTTCTCAACTAGTCATAAACGGCAGCACAAAAGATCGTATTACTGCTGTCAAAAATATGCACCTTTCCCTAAAAGCGTCGGGAGCAACGCCTGAAGTTTTGTCAAAGTTTACAAAAGAAGCACTTGATAAATTTAAATCGATTTCAACATCGGATGACCAGTATGAAGCTTATGCAGTTTACAAAGGCTACATAAAAGAAACTCTTAAACTTAACGGTGTTGAGGATGAAGTTATTCAAAGCCTGTTTGAAAGAGTAAGAGTAAGCAGAGATAGTTTGCGTACCTACATGTTGAACAGGGCAGGCCAAGAAACAGATCTTGGTTATATGAAAGTCTACGGGGACTTGCTTAAGAAACACTTTCCTGAATCTGTGTGGAATGAATTTATAGAAAAATCTGCAGAGCTTGGTCAAGCACATATGGCTTTTGCTCGACCAATGCAATTGTCTCAGTTGTTTGATCGCGTGCAATCTTTGCCAGACGCAAGAGAGCTAAGAAGGCTTACATCAAATCCATTTATGAGAGAAGCTTTGGCATCTAGTTTTGGGCGTACGGGCAAAATTCGTCCCTTGTTTTCCGCTAGAAAAAGAAAAATGGACATTGAGGAAATTACAGATCAAGTTCAATACGACAAAATTAAAAGTCAATTAGATTCTCTTCCTTCTGGCAAAGATGAAAATTTGCTTAAGACAAAAGCTGATTTGCAAGCCCAATTAAATGCATTAACAAAAACTGTTAGCAGAAGAGTTTACACAGGCGAACAATCAATAACCGTTAGTATTTTAGATGGGTTTCAAAACGCTATTTGGAAACCGCTTAACCTTGCGACAATTGGCTATATTGTGCGAAACGCAATGGATGCACAAGTGCGTATGGCTCTTGGTGGCAAAACTGGATTCCTAAATCACCCTGGCGAATACATATCTCTTTTGTTGGGCGAAACTAGATCTGCTAATAAACTAATGAAGCTGGCAAAAAAATACGACCTCTCAACTAAAGAGCGATCTATTTTGGGTGAACAACTTGTAGTTAAAGGCCCTCAATTAATTGGCAAAAACAAAAGAGAAGCCAATGCAGAGATTGCAGAAGAATGGCAAAATCTGCGAGATGAGCATGCAGAACTTCTTCAAGTAACCAAGCGTATGCACGGATTAAATGAAATCAAAGGCGCACAACATTTAAGTTACACAGGTGATTGGATACCAGTTTCTAAACTTACTGGAGATAGGCAACACGCAGAAGCAGCATTAGATACTTTCCGTTTGATCAACGAGGATCCGCTGCAAAGAACAGCAGCGCAAGAAATTATTTTCAATACTGCGGAAGATAAGATTTTTGACAAACTTACTGGGATTGCTGATGAAGCTAAAAACTTCAGACAGATAGATGGCGCTTACAGTCGTGGACTTCCATTTAAAGCCCTTGAAGGACAATCTGTTCAGGGTCCAGCAGAATCACTTAAAGGGTTAAAGCCAGATGAGCGTCGAGCTTTTTTGCGTGAGCACGTGAAAAGTCTTCCATATACAAACGTAAAAAATATGACGGGGGGTATCCGCGAAGCTACTTTTATTGCAGCATTTGATCGCATGCCAGTAGGTAGTTCGATTGTTCTCCCGAAAGATGCTCTTACCTTAAAATACTCAAACGAAGAACTTAAGCTGGGAACTTTTGTTGAGCTTTACAACAATAAAGGCAAGATGTCTATTCTTCCTCGTGGTAAAAAAGTTGATCCCGAAAACGCATTTGATGGTGTGGTTATTGGTTTTCAAGATGGAGAAGCAATTATTCAACCAGCGTACAAAGGATCGGCAACAGGTAAATCAACATTCAGATACAGTCCCGAGGCTGTTCGTTTTCTTAAAAATGCTCCAGTAGATACAACTGGGGCTGGTAATGGATTGAATCCTTACTACGGAAGAGAGCAAAGAATAAGTGACACAAAGGGTAAAAACTGGTTTCAATCAACTCAGGAAGGTTTGGATTCGTTTACCAATCTTTTCTTTCAAGAACTTATTGGACAAAAATTTGTTAAGACTGTTGAGCGTAGTCCAGTTTTTAGAAAGTTTTACTATGAAGAAATTGGTAATCAAATAGGAAGACTTGCTACTGACGAAGCTCAAAAAATAGTTAAGAAACTTGAGAGTTCGGCAAGAAAAGCTGGCTTTGGTGATGACATTGGAAAATATATTGGCAGTCAAGAAACTGCTACAAAACTTAAAAAGGTAGCAAGCACCCCAGGAACTGGTACGTTAACAGCCAATGACTTAGACGACTATGCCCGTTTAGTTGGTATCACCAAAACCAAAGACTTATTATATGATGCAACAGAAAAAAACAACCTTGAAGATGCGTTGCGTATTATCTTTCCGTTTGTTAGTGCGTGGCGAGAAATTGCTGGGACCTACGGCAGCTTAATGCTTGAAGATCCAAGTCGTTTAGCAAGGATTGGGCGATACACAAATAACCTAGCGCAGTCTGATCCAGATGGTGATGGTCGTGGTTTTTTCTACGAGGATCCTCAATCTGGAGAACAGTACTTTAAGTTTCCAGAAATTTTTGGGTTCCCAGCAGCGCTTAGAGCAGCTGGCGTTAAATCATTTTTTGAAGCACCAGTTAAGCAACTTAGTCAGGGTATGAGTTGGGTTCCAGGTCTTGGACCGTTGGCTCAGATTCCAGCTTCTTTCTTGTTTAAGAACACCCCAGACACAGATCAAATTGTGCAAACGCTTTTGCCTTATGGCAAGGTGGGTCTTAAGCCAGGAGAATTAGCTGGTCAGTTTAATCCATTGCCAGGCACGGTAACAAAAACTTTTTCGCTTCTTTACAGTTTGCTTGAACCACAAGATCTTGAAAAAAATAAAACTTTTGCAAGTACTTTACATGAGGTTGTGCGAGCAAAGTATGCATCAGGGGATTATGATTTCTCAACCCCAGAAGGATTTAGGAAACTTGAAAGCGACTCAGTTCGTGATGCTCAAGTCATTTCAGTCTTGCGAATTGCGCAACAGTTCTTTGGACCAACAGCACCTCAAGTTGGGTTTCAAATTGAAGCACAAGATAAAGACGTTTACGTAGATGAGATAGTTAAAGTCTTTAGCAAAATGCAAGAAGAGGATTACGACTCAGCAGTTCCTCGTTTTCTCAATGTCTTTGGCAATGAGGCAGCATTGTATGTTGGTTCAAAAAGTAAATCTTTGGTTCCTGGTCTTGAAGCAACACCAGAGTTTGGTGAATGGGAATTCGCGAATAAAAATCTTTTAAAGGATTACCCAGAAGTAGCAGCTTACTTTGCTCCACGGGGTTCAGAATTTAACTTTGACGTATACAGACGACAAGAACAAGAAGGTCTTCGGAAAAAACTTTCCGTTTCGGAAATGGTTGAATTAGCTCAAAACCGTATTGGTTCAGCTAAATTTAGAGCTGCTCGACAAATGTTTGGCGCATTTCCATCTGAGGCAGAAAGCCAAAAACTTGCTGCTTATCGCCTTAAGTTAAGCAGAGAATACCCTGGCTTTAAACCAGTAGCTGAATTTACTGTTGGCAAATACGAGAATCAATTGATACAGCTTAGGGAGATTATAAAAGATCCACGATTGGCTGATAACGAAATAGTCCCATACCTTCAAAGATATTTGGCTTCTAGAGATTCTTTGCTTGCTACTTCAGGTCTTAAAAGTTTCAATTCAGAGGCTGCTATCCCGTTAGCAGAGAATCTGTATTCTTTTGGTAATAGCCTGGCTGCACAAAGTCCAGAATTTGATAGAATCTGGCAACGATTGCTCTCATCAGAGGTTGAAAAATAATGGCTAACGGCGATAAAGATAACACAACTGCATCACAAAATCTTGCAGAAATGAACTTAGTTGGCGATACTGGGGTTAATTCTACTGGAATGGTTGCAGATCCAAATGCTGTAGTTTTGCCTGAGCGTTTACTTGATTTAACTAACACTCAAAATTTGGATCGACTTAAACAAGAAGCAGCTTATTCGCCACGTGCAACATCTCTTGGCAAAGAAGGGCAACGAAACTATCAACCTGTATTTCAGCCAGCAGTAGGTTTTGCTGCAACACTTCCATCTACGCTTAAGGCTCAACGCGGACCTGGTGGTACCCGATGGGTTTATGTGGGTGAAGACTTGGTTGATGAAAACAATAATCTTCAATCTAAATACACAGGTGCTGCAGAAGATATTTATAGAGAATTTTTTAGATTAAAAAACGATGCTGATCGTTCACAGTTATTTCAAACAATGGAACGTTTGGGTTATTACCAAGGCACAGCGCAGGGCAAACCAAGTCCACAGGCTTTACAAGGCATTGGCTTAACTGGTGCAGATGAAAATGCTATGAGAGATTTCATGTTGCAACTTGCAAACAATAAAGGTCGCACCATGAAAGCTTTGGTAGATCTTTACGCTACTGGCGCAATGAAGTTTCCTGCAGGTTTAGCTGGTGGTGGTCGAACCGTATCTGTTGTTTCGAGAGAGGATGCAGCAAAGCAAACTGGCAATGCGTTCTTTGAACTTCTTGGTAGGGCGGCAACCCCAGCAGAAGTAAAGATTGCAGTTCAAGCAATCCAAGATATGGATAGAAAGCGTCAACTATCTAATGTTGAGAACCCGACCACTCTTGGTGTTGCAGCTGAACAGCAAGCAATGAAAGCTGCACCTGGTGAGTTTGGTGCATACTCGGCAGGTAAAGCAATTAACCAGATCTTTTCGTTGTTGGGTGGCGCATAATGGCAAAAACAAAAACAGAGGTAAAGCCAAAGGTAAAGCCGCCAGTTACGCCTAAACAAGATTGGCGTAGTGCTTTCATTGCAAAGTTCCCACAATACGCAAAGCTTGTTGATGGTGGACCAGGAGAACAAGAAGCTCGAGCCAAGTTTGGTGATGATTTAGTCGATCTTATCCAAGACGTAGCCAAAAGACCTGATCAGTACGAATTTACAACTCAGGCTGGTGTTGATGCTTTTAATGCAAAAGTTAAATCAACTAAGTATTACAACGAAACAGTTGAGTCTGCTAAAGCATTTGATGCTTTACTTGATGTAGATAAAGCTGACAAAATTAGAACTAATCGCATGACCATAGCTAGCGGTTATGGCGATCTTGGATTAACAACTAAAGAGTTAGATGATATTACTTTGGTGGCAACGCGTCGTGGTCTTAGTGGACTTGCTTTAACGCAATATGTAAACAGCGTTGTGGGCACCCGTGCTCGTGGCAAACAAGATTTATTAGAAAGTCTTGATGCGCAAGCATTAAAGAAGGTAGCGGTAGATTACGGATATAACCCATCGGATTTAAACGAACAAATTCTTGCTGCACTTCAGGGCAAAGAATACAACGGAGAAGCTATTACTCTTGATACTTTTAAAAAGAAAGGTATAGCTTTAGCTAAAGCAGCACATTTTCAGTTGGCTCCACAACTGGACGCTGGTTTAACTCTTGCTGAAATCTTTAGTTCTTATCGAGATACAGCTGCTAACACATTAGAATTAACACCAGAATCTATTTCTTTTAATGATCCAAAGTTTAGAGATGCGTTTGGTGGACCTAACACACCGCCGCCTACGTTGGGCGAGTGGGAAACTATGTTGCGTACGGACCCTAAGTACGGTTTTGAAAACACAAAAAGAGCAAAACGTGATGCTTTTAAGTTAAGCACAACTATAGCTAAAATGTTTGGAGAGGTATTGTAATGGCTAACCCAGCAACTGGTTGGACTGGTCCAGGTCCAGGTCCAGAAAACTACAATCCAGACACTCCACCAAAGGACGACACTCCACCCAAAACCAAAAGTGGTCGTGATCAGTTCACTCCCGAAGAAGCTGCTCAAATTGACCAAGCTGCTTATAATGCGGCTGGCTACTCTGGTGATACTGCTACCGCAGATTATATTCGTCAACTTCAATCAGGGGCGTTGGGTGGTGGTGCGGATACTCAAGCTGCATTAGACAGACTTGTTGCTGAAGGTAAAGCACGCAATCTTGCGGAGCGCGGCAATGAAGAGTTTTATGCTGGTTATGACCCAGGCGGAAGAAAAGAAGATGACAATCAAGAAGATGAGAGTAATGAGGATGAAGGAATTGACTACAACAGAGTGCCTGGAGCATCAACAATAATCCGAAAGGTATTAGCTACTTATGGTTTAGAAAGTTTGTATGAGTTTGTGTGGAAACTTTATGGCAAAAATGAAGTAGATGTCAACGATGGAGACTCTCTTGTTTATGCATTATCAGAACAAGAAGCATACAAAAAACGGTTTATTGCTAACGAAAAACGTCAGTCCTTAGGGTTTAAACCGCTTTCGCCAGCCACTTATATTGCTATGGAAAAAGCATACAAAGACACATTGGCTGCCAACGGTTTACCGCAAGGGTTCTACGACTCCCAAGATGATTTTGCAGGATTTATTGGTGGTGATGTGTCCGTAGCTGAACTTAATAGCCGTCTCAAAGACGCATATCGAGTAGTCCAAGATGCTTCCCCAGAAGTTAAAGCAAAGATGGCTGAGATGTACAACATAACTGACGGAGATCTTCTTGCATATGTAATTGACCCTGATCGGGCACGTCCTCTTATGGCTCCAGATTATAAACGTCAAGCACAGGCAGCTTTGATTGCGGAAGGCGCTCAAAGACTTGCTGGAATAAACATAGGCAAAGATTCAGCAGAGCAGTTTGTGCGACAGGGCGTTACTCAAGCTGAAGCAGAAGCAGGCTTTACATCTATAAGGCAAATGAAAGAGTTAAGGCGCGCTGGGTTTGGAGAAGAATATATTTCAGATATTGATCTTGTTGAAGGTGTTTTGGGTACAGATGCTGATGACAAAATGAGATTAGAAGAGCGCAAGAGACGTCGTATTGGTGAGGTAAGTGCTAGTGGTGGTTCAGCAACTTTTGCTCAAGGTGACAGCACTTCGTACAAATCTGGGTACGGTCAAGCAGATCGTTAATATAGATAACCAACCCTTGACAATCACTAATTGTGATGTAAGATAGTTGTATCCCATCAGGGATAACCATTGGAAATCCCCCCGATTTCAATGTGCTAACAGGGGTGAGATATGCAGCCACTTGGCCCCTCCAGCCAGGTGTGGGCGGAGGAGTGGGTCATGCAAGAACAAGACTTCTATGAAGAGGACAGCGTTCAGGAAGACCAGGCAACAAAGAATCCAGTTCGTGCAAGGATGCGTGAGTTGGAGTCAGAGGTTAAGAGCTTGCGTCAGCAAGCAGAGGAAGCTAAGTCAGCTCAACGAGAGTTGGCATTTGTGAAGGCAGGCGTAGACCTATCTTCAGGGATGTCCAAGTATTTCGTTAAGGCTTACGATGGCGATCTCACACCCGAGGCAATCCGAGTTGCAGCCGCAGAAGCAAATCTCATTAAGCCCCAAGAAATCATGCAAGCAGCTCCTACACAGGAGAAGCAAGCATGGGATCGAGTTAGCAACGCATCACGCGTTGGAGATACAACTGAAGCGACGGTTGACTACAGCACTAGAATTGCAAACGCTAAATCCGAAAGAGAAGTAATGGAATTGTTGGCTCAAGCAAGAATGAATCAAATCAACAATTAACCAATTCTTTAAGGAGAATTAAAACATGGCAGGCGAAACAACAACCTCGTCTCTCTCTGTAGATCAGGTCGCGTTTGACCGTCTTGCGTACTTCGCATTGCGTTCAGAACTCCTCTTCGACCAGGCAGCAGACGTACAACCAGTACAACAGGCAATGCCTGGAACTGGTGTCACATTCACCATCTTCGCAGACATCGCAGCAGCGACATCTACGTTGAACGAAGTAACTGACGTAACCCCAACAGCGCTCTCGGACAGTCAGGTAACAGTTACCTTGGCTGAATACGGCAACGCAGTTGTTACAACAGCAAAACTCCGTGGCACAGCATTCTTGGATGTTGACTCGGCAGCAGCAAACATCATTGGCTACAACGCAGGTGACTCGATCGATCAAGTCGTTCGTGAAGTCCTCGCTGGTGGCAGCAACGTGGCATACGCAACTGGTGGAGCTTCAGCCCCATCAAGCCGTGTAACCATGGCTGTTGATGACTTGCTGGTAGCAAACGACATCCGTAAGCAAGTAGCTGCTTTGCGTGGAGCAAACGTAGCAACTTTCAACGGTTCGTACATTGGCTTCATCCACCCAGACGTTTCGTATGACTTCCGTTCGGCAGTCGACGTAGCATCGTGGCGTACACCAGCTAACTACGTAAACCCAGAAGGCATTTACAATGGCGAAATTGGCCTCTTTGAATCGGTACGATTTATCGAGACACCACGCGCCAAAGTATTCACTAACGCTTTCAACGGCGCAGGTGCAGCTGGTACGGGAGACTCGTATGCAACTCTTATCATGGGTCGTCAGGCTCTTGCTAAGGCGTTCAGCACACAAGATGGCAATGGCGCAACACCGAAGATTGTCCGTGGCAATGTCACAGATATCTTGATGCGCTTGCAACCACTCGGTTGGTACTGGCTTGGTGGCTACGGTCGCTTCCGCGAGGCTTCGCTTCGTCGAATCGAATCGGCTTCAAGCATCGGTGCAAACGCCGTCTAATAATTAGTCAAAGCCCTCCGCCCTTCCTCATCTGGGCGGGGGGTTTTGCTATACTCTTGCTAACGAAAGGTTCGTATGTCGATTTCTAATTATGCTGAACTAAAAATCTTGGAGCACACCACAGGTAAAACTGCTTGGACTATGCCAACAAATGTGTATGTTAAGTTGCATACTGGTGATCCTGGTGAGGCTGCTACTTCTAATGCTGCTACAGAAACAACTCGTAAAGTTTCTGCTTGGGCTACAGCGGCTTCGGGTGCTATTGCAACAAGCTCAACTATTGAGTGGACTAACGTTTCTACTACAGAAACTTATACACATTGGTCGTTGTGGGATGCGTCAACTGCGGGTAATGCTTTGTGGACTGGTGCATTGTCAGCATCAGCTGCTGTAACTGCTGGCGATACTTTTCAAATCACTACACTAACCCTGTCTCTCGATTAGTCATAGGGGGTAAACCCTATGGCATTAGTAACTGGCTACATAGAACCATATGTAGATACACGCCCGTACTATCGCAGTACTTTTGTTCCGCCGCGTACGTTTTCTCGTACAGCTACAGGTAGTGGTGTTAGTGCCGAAATAACTGTTTCGGGACCTACTCAACTACGTATTGGTAAATTAACCGACTATTCATTCCCATATTTAACTGGTGGTGCTTATTATGTAGGTGCACCTATAAAACAAACAGCTGCTACTGGTTCTGGTTTTGGTACGGAAACCGCAATTGCGTTTGCAACAAAAGCAAAATTTGGTACTGGTTCAGGAACTGGAACCGAGTCGGCTTCTGGAGTACGTATAGTATTACGTACAGCTACAGGGTCTGGTGTTGGCGCTGATAGCGCAATAACTTCTGGTTCTAACCAGTTACGTCTTACTGGGTTAACTGACTATTCATTTCCATATTTAACTGGTGGTCGCTACTACTTAGGTCCTGCAGTATATGCAAGGACTGCTACTGGTTCTGGTGTTGGTACGGAAACTGCAACTAGATTAGTTATAACCATTCGTACTGCTACGGGTAGTGGTACAGCAGGTGAATCAACAAGCACAACTAAAGAAGTTTTAGCTCGCACCGCTACGGGATCTGGCACAGGTTCTGGTGACGGAGATCCATTTTTGTTCCTTATAAGACAAGCAACAGGTGGTGGTACTGGAGCTTCTTCAACAGTATTTATTCGTGGTTTAGTAAGAAACGCTACAGGTAGTGGTAACGGCACGCAAACAGCAGTCAGACTTCTTGTCAATATAAGAACCGCTACTGGTTCTGGTCTTGGCACCGAGACTGCCACCAGAATCGTTGTGCTGCTCCGTACGGCGACAGGATCGGGTGTTGGTACCCAGACAGCCAGCGGTATCGAATCGCTTCCTAGAACAGCTACAGGCTCTGGTGTGGGTTCTGTAAGCCAGAATGCTACATGGGTTAAGTCTCGCATGTTTAGGGTTCCACAAACTACGAACTTTGCTTTTGTTGAAGGGTACTCAGAAATTAGTTGGCAACCACGCAAACGATTGTTTGCTCGTCTACCTAACGGCGTAAGAGTAGAGAACCTCTTTGAATTACAAGATGGTTCGTATACAATTAATGATCCAAGAGACGGCACAGTAGTTAAGGTCTACCTTGGTTCACACGTAATCCCATTAACGGATGAAGAAGTAGCAGACCTAACAGCAGCTGGATACGGAGCATACATAACGTGAAGCATGCAGAAACGCATCCTACTTTAGATGTTGACGGTTGCTTTGGTTGTCGCATTGCAAATATACGCATGGGCACTAACAGCACTACTACACGCGGGAAAGAAGTAGAGCAAACAAATAAGGTAGAACGCAACTGGCAAAAAGACATGCCAGCTTATAAACGTTTACGGAAGGAAGGTTTGCAACCAAAACGAATTGATGGTTCAGCCGAAGTTGAGGCAAAAGCAAAACATAAATGGCAAGTCGAGACAGGGATAGGTATTAAATGAAAAACAAATCTAAAGTAAATGCTGCTGGTAACTACACCAAACCAGCAATGCGTAAAAGATTGTTTAACAAAATTAAGGCTGGTTCTAAAGGTGGAGATCCTGGTGAATGGTCTGCACGTAAAGCACAGTTGCTTGCAAGCGAATATAAAAAAGCTGGTGGGGGATACAAATAATGGCATTAGCTAAATCTCAAAAGTCGTTAAAGAATTGGACAGCACAGAAATGGCGTACGTCTGATGGCAAACCATCTAAGGGTAAGAAACGATATCTGCCTTCTGCTGCATGGGCTTCGTTGAGTCCAGCAGAAAAAGCTGCAACTAATAAAACTAAAGCAGAAGGAAACAAAAAGGGAAAGCAATTTGTAAAGCAACCTAAAAATATTGCACAAAAAACAAAGAGGTATCGTTAATGAAATCACCAGCATGGCAACGCAAAGAAGGAAAGAATCCAAAAGGTGGACTCAATGCAAAAGGTCGAGCCTCGTACAAAGGTGGGACATTGAAAGCCCCAGTTAAAGCAGGAGACAATCCACGTCGAGCATCGTTTCTTGCACGCATGGGTAATGCACCAGGACCTGAAAGAGATGAAAAAGGTAAACCAACAAGACTGCTATTATCTTTACAGGCTTGGGGTGCTTCGTCTAAAGCGGATGCACGGTCTAAGGCTAAAGCAATATCCGCACGAAACAAGAACAAGAAAGGCAAGTAATGCCAAAAGTAGGAAAAAAAGAATTTGCTTACACCCCAAAGGGTATGGCAATGGCTAAGAAGGAAAAGATGAAGATGAAGATGAAAGCCAAGAAAAAGAAATAATGACAACAGCAGCAACGGTAATTAATAAAACGTTGCGGCAACTTCTATCTGGAACGGTGGAGGCCCGCAACAAGTTGGCCTCTACCGTAAACAGTTCTGCCACTAGTATTGTTTGCACGTATGCCCTTGAGGGGTTGCGCGCTGGGCAGATTTTTGAAATTGAATCCGAAGTATTTTATATTTGGGCTGCTGATACGGTAACAAAAACATTAACTGTAGAACGTGGGTTTAACGGAACTACCGCAGCTGCGCATACGTCTGGCGCATTGGTTACTGTTAACCCTAGATTCCCAAGAGCACAAGTTCTTGAAGCCATCAATGATGAAGTATTAGATCTTTCATCTCCAGTCAATGGATTGTTTCAGGTCAAAACATTAAACTTTACGTACAACGGCACAGACAGAATGATTAATTTAACTTCTGCTACCGATGTTATCGACATCTTAAACGTATCTGTTCGGTATCTAACCGACGACTATCCAGTTGCTCGTAAGGTAAAACTTGTTCGTGATTTACCAACAGATGACTTTGCTTCTAGTTTTGCTTTAAAGTTTGATCAAGCTGTATACCCAGGCAGACTTCGTATTGTTTACAAAGCACCTTACGCTTCAGTTACTACTGAGGCGACCAACCTCAACACAGACTGTGGTATACAGGAATCAGTAGAGGACATTGTTGTTGTAGGTACACAGCTTAGGTTGATGGCGCCACGTGAAATTAAACGCAACTTTGTTGAATCGCAAGGGGATACCCGTAGGGCAGAAGAAGTTGCATCAGGCGCAATTACTAACTCCGCAACAGCACTAAGACAACTACGGAGAGACAGAATTATTGCGGAGGCTGCTCGCTTAATGCGGTCATACCCAACATTCTTGACAAGGGAATGATCCGTGTCTTTAGTACTACGGTATACGGATGCCTACTATCCAGCCGTTCCTTACTTTGCAGGAAAGGAAAGTAGTTCTTTGGTTCCAGATATTTTTCCTGTTGCAATTGACTCAAGGCCGTTTCTTGTAGATTCCAAATCAAATATGTTCTCGCGTGGATTTGAACCTAGGGTTCGAGATTCGGTTGATCAGTCAACCACGCCAGGCGAAGCAGCAATTAACCCACAAGGTTTGTGGCGTCGTGGCGAATCATCGTGGCATCTGGGTGCTGGACAGAAGTATGCCGACACAGCAGAAGCACAAGATTATAGGTTTTACACAAGTCAGGGTATTGATCCGTGGACTAAGGGTCAGATCTCGTTGCTTAAAACTGTGGCCCTGTCAAAGTCTGCTACTGGCACAAACTTAAAGATTGCTACAACAGATACAGAAGTTTATTTCTTAGACGGTACGAATCTTTACTATTCAACAAACCCATATGCATCGAGTCCAACATGGACAGCTGTAACTGGGCTACCTACTGGTACGCCACGCGACATGGTTAGTGACGGATCATCTGTTTATTTAACATACCCAGGTACAACTAATTCGTATGGATTATGGAAAGTACCTTCAAGTCACACACCAGCCAACGTTGCTTACGGTCACGAGTTTGGTTATGTTGATTTGTCTAAAGGATTTTTTATTGTTACTGGTGGTCCAGGAAGTAGCGAGCAACACAAACTTTATTACAACCCAACTGGCAATGTTGCTGCAGCAGACTACACGCATCCATTAAATGCTTGGATATGGATTGGTTCTGCGTCTGGACCTAACGCTATTTATTTAGCTGGCTATACAGGTAACCGTGGAGCAATTTATAAACTTACCATCACTACAGCTGGCGTTTTGGAAACACCAGTAGTTGCACTTGATTTACCAATTGGAGAGATACCAACTCACCTTGGCTCTTACCTTAACGGAGTATTAATTGGAACAAACAAGGGTGTACGTTTTGCTACAGCAGATAACAACGGAGACTTAACTACTGGTGCTCTTATTTCAACTAGTGGTGACGTAAACCAATTTACTGCTGAAGGTAATTTTGTTTGGTTTACTTGGTCAAATTTTGTTACTTCGACTTCAGGACTTGGACGATTAGACCTTTCAACGTTTACAGCGGTAAACGTCCCAGCTTACGCATCAGACTTAATGGCTGGTGTTGGTGGCACAGTTCAAGCTGCGGGAACATTTAGTTCTAAACGATTGTTTGCTATTTCTGGTGTAGGACTTTACGCCGAATCAACAGACCTCGTTTCATCTGGTTCGATTACTACTGGCATTTACAGGTGGGGTATTCCAGATAGAAAGTTTGTAGCTAAGTTTGATATCCGCAGCACCCCGTTAGCTGGTACTGTAACTCCGTATATCTCTAGTGATACTGGAACGTATACAGCAATGACAGCACACAATGTTGCGTCAGCTACTGAGTCTGTTGCTACTGGTCCGCAAGCTAAATTTATCGAAGCTTCTTTTAGGTTGGACTTTACTAGGGGTTCCACTACTACTGGCCCAACCGTAACACGTTGGATGGCTCGAGCCTACGCTTCGCCAGCCCGAAGCCAGGTGTTCAAAGTGCCCCTACTTATGCATCACCAACAGGTAATCAACGGCATTGAATACTATTTAGATGTAGAAAGCGAACTAACCCTGTTAAGGAACTTAGTTACGAATCCACGTGTGGTAAACTATCAAGAGAATACGGAGACCTTTTCGGTAGTCGTAGAGGACTTGGAATTCCAAGTTCTTGACGGCATCCAAGGAAAGTGGAACCTTGAGGGTGTCTGTGTTGTTACAATGAGATCTGTGCAGGATTAGGAGAATAAATGGCGGCAGTAACTAGGAGATCGTATGCAGGTGCAGCTCCTGCTTGCACGCTTACAAGTTCTATTACTTCTGGTGATACAACTGCTTCACTTACTGGAACGGTAACTAACTGGCCTACAACTGCAGGTGGACCTTTCCACATGGTCATTGATCCAGGTTTGTCAACAGAAGAAAAAGTTCTTGTTGGTTCTCGATCAACTGGATCCCTATCTTCAATTACTCGTGGTGTAGATGGCACTTCAGCTAGTTCACACTCAGCAGGTGCTACTTGTTATCCAGTCTTCACAGCATCTGATGCTAACGAAGCAAACGAGTTTACGTCGACTTTGACTACTCGTGGCGATCTACTAACGTTAGATGCGTCCGCTAATCCCACCCGTATTGCTATTGGTACTGCGGGTTATTTGCTAACTTCTAACGGTACGGATGCTGCTTGGGCTGTTGCACCAACTTCGGGTATTAGTTCTGGTGATGATTCGGCTATCGTTTTGGGTTCACAAATTTTCGGTTAACATAGGAGATAACAATGGCAACATTTACTAAGAAAAAACTGTCGGGTTCTACTGATGGTTTGGCTATCAAGGTTACGGGTACTGGTACTGGTTCGACGGTGACGGTTCATACCGCGTACACGACGGTTACTACTGCTGGTTTGTTTGATGAGATTTGGTTGTATGCAAATAATACTTCTGCTTCGGCTGTGAAACTTACGTTGGAGTGGGGTACTGCTACGGCTGCTGATGGGAATATCGAACTTAATATTGCTGCGGAGTCGGGTCTTGTTTTGGTGGTTCCTGGTTTGATTTTGCAGAACACGAAAGTTGTGAAGGCGTTTGCTGCGACTGCTGATGTGATTTTGCTTACTGGTTATGTAAATCAGATTTCGTAGGGTTTAACGATGTCTAGATTTGGTCAGCGCACAAGAGTTAGTACAGAAATTTCGGCTTGGATGCCGACAGGTGATGAGGTTCCACAAAATCCACCATCTATTGAAATGCTTTTGGCTGGCGGCGGTGGTGCAGGTGGTGGCGGTAATGGTATTTTTTATCCATCGAATCCATCACAATCAGGCGGTGGTGGCGGTGCTGGCGGTGTGTACTCCTCGGTTACATCAAACCCAGGCGGCGGTCCAGGTGGTGCTGTAGCCTCAGCAACACCTATTGCTAGTGGGGTTACATATACAATCACTATCGGCGGTTCGGGAACTCCATCAACTTTTGCTGCACCAACAATTTCAACAATTACGGCAAACGGTGGTAGTGGCGGTTCGGGAGCAGGAGGACCTGGAGGTGCTGCTGGTGCCTACACAGGAAACCCATCTACTTATAGCGCTGGCGGTACTGGTCCTAGTTCCCCTGAAGCCTCTCAAGGTGGCGGTGGCGCAGGAGCAGGAGGAAGCGGTGCAGTTGGTGGGCAATATCCAACTAATTATGGTCAAGGTGGCGCTGCAATAACAAATACGATTAGGGCAGCAGCCCCAAGTTTTCCGCAGTCTTATGGTGGTGGCGGTGGCGGCGGTGAAGTTCCTGGGCGAATTCCAGGTAATTCGCCTGGTGGAGGAACTTATGGCACAGGCGGAGTCGGAGGGGTTAGTTCTGGGTCTTCTGGTCAGCCAGGTGTTTGTGTATTTAGGTATCCTGATACATTTCCTACAGCACCCACAACAACTGGTAGCCCAACATTGACCACAACAGGTGGTTATCATATTTACACCTTTACGGCATCAGGAACAATCGCATGGTAGCGGTTCGTCATTTTGCTGAATTGGAAAACAATATTGTAGTAGCAGTTGTTGCTGTTGCGGAAAATGATTGTCTTGATAGTGATGGTAATTTTCAAGAAGTTATTGGCGAAAACATTTGCCGAAGGTTGCGACAATCTTCACTCAAATGGATTGAATGTTCAACTGATGGGTCATTTCGCAAAAATGCTGCCGTTTTAGGAACGGTTTATGACGAGATTAAAAATGGTTTTTACAATCCAAATAAACCTTTTCCATCTTGGGTCTTAGACGAAACCCTTAACTGGACAGCACCTGTTTCAAAACCAGAAAATGTTGAAGGTTTTTATTTTGATTGGGATGAGTCAAGTTTGTCTTGGGTTAAGATAGCAGAAACACCTAAATAATATTTTCAAAGTTCGAAATATTAAAAAACTAAGATATACTTTGGCAATGGAATTTACGGGAAGTAAATAATGGCTTTTCACAGAAATCCAATTCGCACATTGACAGCGATGCCTTCATCGGTAATTACACGCAATATTTTTACCGTAGATGAATGTAATAAAATTATTCAAGATGTTAAAAATTTGGTTACACCAATACAGGGCACATTAAGTGGTGAGTTAAAAGACAAAAAAAGAAGAAATAGTTCAGTTAGGTGGTTTTCTTCTACACCTGAATTCAAATGGATTTTTGACAAAATTGATTATGTATTTAATGAAGTCAATAATGAATGGTTTAATTTTAATTTAATTGGATATAGTCAAATTCAATTTACAGAATATGATTCAACCGAAAATCAACATTACACCTGGCACACCGACATGGTGTGGGCAGAAGAAAATATGCAGTTTGCGCCTGATTCTACTTTGCGAAAATTATCTTGTTCAATTGTGTTAAATCAACAAGAAGTAAATTTTGAAGGCGGGAATTTTGAGTTGGACAACATTCTTAGACCAACAGTTCCAGAATTAGATAAAGGTGATGGTATTTTTTTTCCATCGTTTGTGTGGCATCAAGTTAAACCAGTAACAAAAGGGACACGATATTCACTGGTTGTTTGGATGATAGGGCCGCCGTTCCAATGAAAAAAGAAAATGATTTTCAAACAAAAAAATATCAAGTTGTTAAAAATATAATATCAAAAAATGTTGCACAGTTAACAACTCAAGCGCTTTTGTTTAGCGAAGCCGACTATAAAACAAAAAATAAAATAATTGACTCGGACCCACAGGTTCCTGGGATGCAAATGTTTTATGCACATCCCGTTACCGAATCTTTAATGGTTATATTGTTGCCAAAAATAGAAAAAATTGTTGGCGAAAAATTAACTCCAACTTATTCTTATGCTCGTGTTTATAAAAATGGGTCGGTTTTAAAAGAACATATTGATAGACCTTCGTGCGAGGTTTCGGTAAGTATTCAATTAGCCGCAGTTGGTGTTAAAAACGAAAACGGTTGGGGGATTGTAATGGGAGAAGAAACATTGTATTTATTGAATTGCGATGGAGTTATATATAACGGAATTAAAGTTCCACATAAAAGAGATGAATTATTTTGTGAACCAAACGGGTTTCAGGTGCAAACATTTTGTCATTATGTAAAAACAAATGGTAGGTTTTCTCGTTTTGCTTACGATAAACGAATGGGTCCAGGAATAACCCGCTAGGTGTGGATAGAACTCGTCTAACACGCTGGCTGATACCGCTACCAGCAATCCTGTTTGCGCTTACAGCGCAAACTGTTAATGCTGAACCAATCCTAGGAATAGAAACCACCTATTACACGATTGACGAAATACCGCCAGTCCAGTCGGACACCGAATACTTAGTTTGCGGAACAGAGGTTGAGAACAACATCAACCGCAACTACGACTACGAACTATACGAAGACTGCACAGGCGACCTGTTTATGGTCCACATGACAGGCTTTATCGACATACCTGAACACGACACGATTGAGTTCATGCTTGCCACAGATGACGGCGGCGAGATGGAGATTGATGGCAACACATTCGGCAACTGGAACGACCAAGGTTGCTCATGGATGATGTCAGGCGAGCTCACACTAGAACCTGGAAGCAACGCCTTCAATGTGTGGATGTATGAGCATGGCGGGAACTCGTGCATCATGCTTGCATGGAACATCGACAATCAAGGCTGGGCGATAGTGCCAGACGAAGTGTTTACAACTAACGAAATACCTACCACTACTACATCTACTACTACATCTACTACTACTACTACATCTAGTACTACTACTACTACAATCGCATTAACAACTACTACATCTAGTACTACTACAGTTCAGGAGACCACCACATCATGGGAGTCAAGTACAACATTCACGATCCCAACGACGACAAGTATTACTACTGTTGTTCAAACGACTGTCCCTGTAATGACGACCACGACATCTTTACCAGTACCAACGGGAACGACGACAACGACAGAAGTAATAGTTTCCACGACCACGACCCAGCCTGAAGTAATAAAAGTGGAGTTAGGAGGACCTCAAGAAACAATTAGTCCCACCATCGAGACTCTGCCCGTAACCAACATAACCGTAGACGAAACCATAGTTGTCGTAACTGAGACAACCGAACCCGAAACATTTATAACCGACCCCGAAGAAATAACTGTACCTGAGACAACCGAACCAGAAACATTCGTGACCCTACCCGAAACCATAACCGTACCCGACACCACCGAACCAGAAACAACTACAACCTATCCTGACGGTCTTCCTGGAGATATTGCTGAACCTGATGTAACTTTTCCTGAAGTAACTCTTCCTGATGATACCGTTCCTGAAGAGATTGTTCTTGACGAAACAGATGCCTCAACAACAACAGAACCGCTAGGGGGATATACACAAGATACAGAAGAAGAATCGCCACAGTTGTCATCATCTACTACCTTACCTGATATCCCAGCTAATGAGCCAGTTACTGACGAACGGATAGAGGAGATCTTAAATACTTTTGTTGAGGCTGAACCTGAGCAGATTGTTGCTGCTATTACCCAGGTGTTGGCTGCAGAGATTACCTCAGATCAAGCTACTGAGATTGCCTCAAGCCCTGAGGTGTTAGCTGCCATTACGGAGGATCAAGCAGAGGAATTGTTTGAGCAGATTGACGTAAAGGAACTAACTGAGGAACAGTTAGAAGAGTTTACGGCAGTTATTCAAGAGGCCCCTACCAAGGTAAAGAAAGCGTTTGAGAAAACCATTGACATCTTTGGCTCTGAGTTTGAGGACTACGTACCTACGGGCTCGAGCATCCCAGTCAAGACACGCAGAACCCTTGTAGCTGCTGGGGCGCTTATCGCAGCAATGCCATCTACTAGAATTAGACGTTAATGAAACGAGTTATCACGTATGTAATGGAAAATACTTGGACATGGGTGGGTACTGGCATGGTTTTAATTACCTTATCGGGCCCTACTTTGCGACAAGCTATGCTTCTTACGGGCGTAGGTATCTTAATACACTCAGTTATATCCCTCACACAAAAGGACACAGAATGAACTCAGCAATTGCAAAAGCTTTAGACCTTGGACAACGACTAGTATCGTTATTCATTGCATCAGCCTTACCAATCATTACAGGTGGAGCAATCCTCGGTGTTGATGTGGTCAAGTCGGCAGGTGTTGCAGGTCTTACAGCCTTGTTTGGTGTGGTACAGAAACTTGCTGCTGCATCAGTAGATGGTGAACTTACAGCTGATGAAATCTCTGCAGCGTTTGGTACAGCAAAGAAAAAGAAGTAATGTCTAAGTGGCCTATCGTTAAGGTTGTACTGCCTGCGGATCTTAAAGGTGTAAAGCCTGGAGCCCTTCCAGCTTCCCTACTTCGAGACGTACAACCTTACGGTAAGCTACATTGGCGCGCAGCTGACGCATACCATGCAATGCGTGCAAAGGCGTTGGCTGACGGCATCAAACCGTTTAAGCCCACATCTGCTGGAGATACATACCGATCGTTAGAGATGCAAACTACGGCGTTCTTGCAACGCTATCAAAAGGAACCTATTGCTGGCGCATCAACCCGTACTTGGGATGGTGTTAAGTGGTACAAGAAATCTGAGAAGCTTGCTAGTTTGGCTGCTCCTGGCACGTCGCAGCACAACGTTGGTATTGCTGTGGATATTAGTGAGGCATCTGGTAAACGCTTTGAGTGGATGCTCAAGAACGCACTCGACTTTGGATTCTCATGGGAAGTAGTGCCAGAAGAACCTTGGCACCTGCGATATACACAGGGAGATAAAGTGCCAGCAGCCGTACAGGCGTGGTTGGATAGCCAGAAAGCTGTATGACGTGGACGGTGGTTGGGCGTTAATACTGTCTGCTGTAGTGACAGCGGTGGGTGGAGTACTAGTTACTCTTATTGCGCAGTTTCGTAAAGAAAACAAAGAAGATCACGCTGTAGTTGCAGGGATGCTTTCTCATATATATAGAAGTGTAGGAAGAGTTGAAACGAAGGTAGACAAAGTTGAGAACAAACTCAACGACCACATCAAGGAACATAACCGCAGTTAGTTAGACCCGTCTGTACCCCCCGTCGGGTTGCCTCAGTCCGACTCCCTATTTCAATCACAGCGCTTTGCCACATGACATGGCAATCGACCCAGGTTCCCCTGTTTACGTCCCACCCCTTGCGACAGGGGCACAACCATGCGTCTAGTAAATTGTGTTCACACAGTAGCGTAATGCTTGCCAAGTTGCAACATGTGTACTATAGTTTGATCGCAGCTCAGAGGGGTTTTGGTTCTTCCCTTCCTTTACCCTCTGGGCTGCACTTAACAAACGGGAGGAAACATGAGCAAATTCAAAGAATCATTAAAGACAAAAATAAAAGTAAATCCACGGGAAGCAATCAAACAATTACTTGATAAAGAATCGTATGCAGATTTTGAAGCAGCCTTGAAAGATCAATCTATTTCATCGGCAGCTATTGGCTCTACCCTTAGAGAGTTCGGGGTGCAAGTATCCAACATGACCATCCAGCGCTGGAGGTAACGTGAGTAAATTCAATGAGGTTATTCAACTTGAAAGTAATCTAATTGAATTGAAGAAGGCGTTGCTTTATAGTCAAAGAGCTGAAGCTAAGGCCAAGTTTAAGACAGCCAACTTGATAGAGGCTGTATATGAGGCAGCAGCTAACTCGTTGTTATCCACACCACGCCCAAAGATTATTCCTCCACTCAAAGATTCAAGGAAGAGCAAGCCAGAGGTAGCTCTTGTTCATCTTACCGACTGGCAAGCTGGCAAGAAAACTGTTTCGTATGACATCCCTACGTTGTCCTCTCGCATAGAGGAGATGATTAAGAAAGTGCTATCTCTTACCGAGATCCAGCGAGCACACCATCCAGTAAAGGAGTGTGTGGTCATGCTGGGTGGCGACATGGTGGAAGGCGTCGGTATATTTCCAGGGCAGCAGTATGAGATAGGTGCACATCTGTACGAACAAATGTTCGAGGTGGTTCGCATCATTGAGGGATGCATTCGCTCGCTTGCCCAATCGTTTGAGAAAGTCACAGTCGTGTGTGAGTTTGGCAACCATGGCAGACTAGGTAAAAAAGGTGAGATGCCAGCAGGTGACAACATTGATCGCATGGCTTACCAAATTGCTGCAAACAACTGCAAAGATATCAAGCACGTCAAGTGGCAGATGTCGGATGATTGGTATCAGATCTTCCATATCGGAAACTACAAAGTGTTATTGGTGCACGGTGACGAGATCGGTTCATTCGGAAACATCTTGCGCAAAGTATCAGCTTGGTCCACGGGTGTAGTAGAACCATTTGATGATTGCTACATGGGGCACTTCCACACCCCAACCGCATTGACTATGGCTAATGGTGGGCGTATCTTTGTTACGGGTTCACCAGAATCACACAACGAATACGCACGCACATTCATTGCTGCCGTGGGCAAACCATCGCAACGCATTCACTTCATTGACCCAGACAAAGGGCGGGTAACCGCAGAGTACGTGTGCTGGCTATGAGACTTCGCTGCAACAAGTGCGACGCGATTCTTGAATATGATGACACAAAGATGGCCTCGTGTCTCTGCGACCCTGATGCCCCGACTTGGGTGGCAATCACCCGCGAAGGACGAATCATGTCCATGTCGCACGCCAGTTACGAATACCTACCAAAGGCACAATCATGACGCACACACGCGCGCGCCTGTGCGCGTGCGTAAATAAAGGTGTGCCCCCGCGCGACCCGATCTGCGGGGAGAAACCAGACGATGACGAAGAATGAGCTCACCTATATATATGTGACGTGGACGGACGCGCACTCGGGTAGCGAAACGTGGACCAACATACGTGACCTTGACCAAGAACCCGTGCTCGTGCGCACAGCAGGATTTTTACTACCGCAATCAGATGGTGGCAAGGAAGGGCACATCACCATATATCAGAGCATCACCCCAAACGATGACATAGATCATGTCCTACATATACCGACAGCGATGGTCAAAGAATTCAAGTGCATCCAAATAAATCTCGAATCAAAGGTTGTGTCCATCCCCTTGACGTGATACGTTTGTATTACACGAAAGGAAGAACATGAGATACACAATCAGCAAGCCACAACATGGCAGCAAAGAATGGTTGGAGGTACGGTGGCGTGACCACAACGGACTCTCCCGTATCGCAGCATCAAGCGCAGCAGCCGTGCACGGTGAGCACGAATATATGACGGCAGGAGATCTCGCAACAGAACTCTTGGCAGAGGAAGCACCACAACCAAAGCAGGCCAATGCTGCAATGGAGCGTGGCAACAGACTTGAACCAGTCCTTATTCAATGGACGGCAGATCTAGAAGAAATTGTTTTGAATACTCCAGACATTATGTATTGCTTTGAAAACGGTGATGCCCGCATGATTGCGACACTTGATGCAATTAGTGCAGACGGCATGCCATTTGAAATCAAGACAACCAAGAAGCGCTGGGATGGTGTGCTCCCACGCCAATGGTATTGGCAAGGGGTACAGCAATCCATTTGTGTAGGCACGAATCAGATTGAGTGGCGTATCTTTGACAGCGATCTTGAGTTGCATCAGTACACGCAGATCATTACATCCGATGAGCAACAGATACACATCAGCGCAGTTGATGAGTTCTTGAATCTAATCGAGCAAGGACTAGTACCTGAGGTAGCCAAGCTTTCTTATGACAACGTATCCAATCTGTACAGCAAATCTTCTGATATGCAAACCATGCTGCCATCATCAGCAATGGAGATCATTAATCAATTAGAGAAAACGAAGGAAGCAAAAAGAAAACTTGAGGAAGTAGAAAACAATCTCAAGGCAGAGCTTGGCTTGATGATGAAAAATTCTGAGGAAGGAATACTCAACGGCGATATCGTGGTGACATGGAAAACTCAGACACGCAATGTGTTTGACTCAGCAAGGTTTGACAAAGAGCATCCAGCTCTGTCAAAAAAATACAGGAAGGACACGAGCTTTCGTGTTCTTAAAACAAAGGTAAGGAGATAACAATGCCAGGGTTCAACTTAGATAACTACGAAACAGTAGAGGACAGACTCGTAAAGTTTTGGGCTGACCATACAAATGGTCGGATCAATACATCTATCCACTACTACGATGACACACGGATTCTTGTGCGGGCAGAGGTTTACTTTGACCGTGAAGATGCTACCCCAGTAGCAACGGGGTATGCAGAGGAAGTACGTGGTGCAAGCCCAGTAAACCGCACCTCACACGCAGAGAACGCAGAGACCAGCGCCATCGGTAGGGCTCTCGCCAACTGTGGATACGCAGCCAAGGGTGTACGCCCTAGCCGTGAGGAGATGCAGAAGGTAGAACGTGGGGATGTGTGGGTTTCACGACCTATGAATCCAACCGTAATCGTAACCAAAGATAATACCGTGAATGAAATCATGGAGGAGTTGGTTAGCAACGGTGCTACTTATGTAGAGGATGAGCAGAAGCCACGGAATATCTCGATCAAGAATCCGAACGAGCCAGCATCGCCCAAGCAATTAGGTATGTTGCGTGCAGTACTACGCAGCCAAGGTATCTCTGACAACAAAGAGGTACTTGACCTGTGCAGCGCAGCTGTGAACCGCAACATATCCAAGCTTGACGAACTTGAAAAGGGTGAGGCATCAGCGCTTATCACCCAATACAAGTGAGCAAGAAAGCAAAGACTTTGATTACCATCCGTTTGGATACCGAGTTGATTGGGCAAGTCAATAAGGTATCCAAACGGATACATTCCACAAGATCAGAAACAATCAGAGTCTTACTTAGAGAAGCACTCGGACAATACAATGGATGAAAGGAAAGGTTACTGTGAAGGCAACAAAGATAAGTGCAACACCAAGGGATGTCCCCTATTCGGAACACTCGGGCGCGCCAGTCGTGACGGTGCGCGTAGGATTCGCAACTGTGGCGACCCTGCAGCTAGGGGTAAACGTAACAGATCTAAAGGGGATTCGAAAGCACGTCGTGCCCGTAAGAAACTTGGGTTGGGTGGTCATCTTACCCGTCACGAGGAAAACTGGGGTGGTGCTTTTCGTACCGAGGTCAAAGCGGGCGCGCAAGTTGGTCCGATTTATACACGATTCAGAGACGCGAAAGCACAGAGTGATCAAGCAAAGGCGTTGGGTGACAATCGCCCATTTATAATGGTCGCAATGCCAGACGGAACAACCGAAGGAATCATCTTAATTACACTTACCGAGTTCACAGAAATCATAAGCCTTATTCCATAAGGACTTCAGGAGTTTTACTATAATGGGAGGGAACAATGAACATACTTATACGGTGTATAGCCGTACCTTTGGCAGGGTTAATTGCTTTGAGTTCGCAGGCTCAGGCAGCAATAGCACCTTCACCAGCTTCCACCTTGATCAGGTGGGAGATTCAATCACCAACCACATACGTCAATCACGAGAGGTTGGATTTACCGAGGTACCCAACTTTCAAACACGGGGATATCTCCTGGCTACCGAGCTTGGCAGCTCAGGCTGGGTGGCCTCGCTCGACATGGAAGAAGCTTGGTCAGATAATCCTGAGGGAATCAGGTGGCTGCCCTAACCGTGCTGGCGGGGACATGGTCGACAGGAACTGCAATATAACTGGGGTTTCCGAATGGAACCATAGGTCAGACACAGGGTTGCTGCAGATTAACGGGGTACATTGGAAGCAGGATCATGCCCAATACCACGGACTTATCTGCAAGAGACTTGGGGTATGCGAGCAGTCTATACTGTTAGACCCGCTCACTAATCTCATAGCAGGCAAACTCCTTTACGATGTTGCGGGGTGGAGTCCCTGGGATATCGGATAGAAACCAAATGAAAGATAGAAAGGAATGGGATATGGAACTAATGAATGAGTTCTCCTTGTTTAACAAGGACTTTAGCTGGGGTGACGAGGCAGCTTGCAAAGGTATGCCGACCGACATGTTCTTTCCAGAACGTGGCAACAGCTCAACAGAAAGAAAAGCAATCAAAGAGTTATGCGGAGGTTGCAAAGTGCAGCAGCAATGCCTAGATTTTGCAATCGATAACTTCATTACCTATGGTATTTGGGGTGGCATGACATTGAATGAAAGACGTAGATACAAGGCGAGGGCTGAGTGGGCAAAGAAATCATCATGACAGACGAGATGTTGGTTAGCGTATCTAAGTTTCTACGCCGTGCATTTGTTGGCAGATTAGAAGAAGAAGAACTTGTCAATTGTGTATCGGTAATAGAACACGAACTAATGAGAAGGAGGATTGATGCTGCCAGAAAACATAGATCGATTCGTTGATAGGTTGTGTGCGCTGTACCCCAACAGGCAGGTAGCACGCAACACAATCAAGTCTGGTTGGAGAGTGGACAAAGAACTCTTGGCTGCATCGGTGCACATGTGTCGCAGGGTTATTGATATTGTGGAAAGAGACGGAGAGTTTCCATCACTACATAGAATCAAGACCTTACTGAAAGACATGAGACCCAATGACCAGATCACCACATGTACGGTTTGTAACGGGTCGGGTTGGGGCGAGAGGTACACAGCACTATCGGATGTTGGTATTGAATACACATACGTTAAGCCATGCATATGCAGGGAAGGGATAACACATGAAACGTCATTGGAATTGCAGCACTTGTAACAATCAGATAGTTACCTATGTAGAGTTATCTGAACCACCAACGTGCTCGAACCGTCATTCAATTAAACAAATGGAAGAGAAGGGAAAACGAAATGAACATTCCGAAGTT